CAACTTGACCAAAAGATTGCCGATGCGCGCACGAGTATGGTCAAGGCGCAGAAAGACGCTGACAGCCAGCTTGAGGTGCTGGCAAACAACGAAAAAGGCCGCATTGATAAGCAGACGCGCTCAATCAGCCAGTACGTGCAGGCGCTGGATCAGCAACAGAAGGCGCTTGAACTTGCCGGGCAACGTGCAGTGCTGGGTGTGGGCCGCGGTGACAGGCAAAACGCACTCGATGGGCAACTGAACAGTCAGCAGGACCGGTTTGCTCAGCAAGCGCTCGACCTGGCCAACCAGAAGTCCGACCCGTCCCGGAATATGTCGGATGAGGAGTTCGCCAAAAAATCCCAGGCTCTAGCCGACGCCAATAAGAAAGCAACCGACCAGATCCGGCAGAATTACGCCGATGTAGAGATTGCTCAAGGCGATTGGACCAATGGAGCGACCTCCGCTTGGGAAAACTACCTCGACAGCGCGCGCGACATCGCCGGGCAGACGAGGACGCTCTTCACCAACGCCTTCAGCAGCATGGAGGATGCCATCGTCAATTTCGCGCTGACCGGGAAGCTTTCTTTCTCGGACTTCGCGAAGTCGATCCTTGCCGATATGGCTCGGATCGCAACACGCCAGGCGTCGTCTTCGCTGCTGAGCGCTTTGTTTGGCGCTGGCCTGAGCTACTTCGGCGGCGGAAATGGTAACGGGTTGGCTGCTGGTTCAGCCGGCGCGACGTCCTCAAACCTCGGCGCATCGCAGGCCGGGTATTCCTCCTCCTACTTTCCGCAAGCCAAAGGCGGCGCGTGGCTGGATGGTGTCCAGATGTTCGCCAATGGCGGCGCCTTCACCAACGGCATTGTCAGTTCGCCCACAGCGTTTGGGATGTCGGGTGGTGGGGCGGGCGTGATGGGTGAAGCAGGACCTGAGGCGATCATGCCGCTGACACGTACGTCTGGCGGTGCCCTGGGTGTGCGCGCAATCGGTGTCGGCGGGTCAAATGTCCAAATCAATGCGCCAGTTAGCATTTCGGTAGAAGACCGGAGCTCCGAGGGCCTGACGCTCGATCAGACAGCACTCGCTCAGAACCTGCAAATCCAGATCAAGCAGGCGGCCGATAAAGCAGTCGCTGATTCATGGCGACCGGGCGGCGTCAGCTTCCGGCAGACGAGGACCTGATCATGGCTATCGAAACGTTCACTTGGCCGACTCAGTTCGGTGATGCGCCGGATATCAACTGGCGCACCCGGAAATCACAGTTCGGCAACGGCTACAAACAAACGGTCGGTGATGGGCCGAACAACAAGGAGCAGTCGTTCCCCATCACCTACACCGGGCCAAAGTCCACGGTGCAGCAGATTATGGAATTCCTGGACCGTCATGCTGGTGCGAAAGCCTTCAAATGGACCACTCCATTGGGAGAGGTCGGGCTCTATACCTGCGAAAAGTCGGTCCCTACACCTCTGGGCGGCGGGCAGTTCAAGATCACTGCCACGTTCGACCAAGCCTTTCACCCCTAAGGATTCACCATGCCGCTGATCAATGACCTGCAGGTTTTAGAACCTGGCAGCGAGGTACTGCTGTTCGAGCTCGACGGATCTGACTACGGTGCCGACATCCTGAGGTTTCACGGTCACTCCATCCCACACACACCGGCCGAGATTATTCCTGCCGGGCTAGACGCCGATCAGCTGCCCGCTAAATCGATCTGGTGGCAGGGAGAGGAATACGGTGCCTGGCCGATGCAGATCGACGGCATTGAGGCCAACGGCGACGGGACGGCAGTGCGCCCAACATTGTCAGTCGGGAACGTGAATGGGCGAATCACTGCGCTGTGCCTCGCATTCGAGGATCTGCTCGACTTCAAGCTGACCATGCGGCACACATTGGTGCGCTACATAGACGCTGTGAACTTCCCAGCAGGCAACCCCGAAGCTGACCCGACGCAGGAATCGATCGAGGTCTGGTATCTGGACCAGAAGACCAACGAGGACGGCGAAACCGTTTCATGGGAGCTGGCCAGCCCGGGCGATGTCGGCGGCGAGTCAATCGGCAGGCAGATGACCACGCTGTGCCATTGGTGCCTCACCGGTGGGTATCGCGGGCCTAACTGCGGATACACCGGGCCCTACTTCGATAAGGACGGCAACCCGACTGACAACCCTGAGCTCGACGAGTGCAACGGTCTGCTCACGACGGGCTGCGAACCGCGCAGGGGTGCCAACAACGAACTACCTTTCGGCGGCTTCCCGGCTGTCTCGCTGATTGCCCGGAGTTGACCATGCTCAAACACATCCTCAAGGCGGTCCAGACACATGCGACCGCGGAGTATCCGCGTGAATGCTGTGGCGTGCTGATCAGCATCGGCCGCAAGCAGAAGTACATCCCATGCCCGAACACCGCAACCGACCCGAACGAAGAGTTCAGGATTGCTGCGGAGGATTACGCCGCGGCTGAAGACGAGGGCGAGGTGATCGGCATCGTTCACTCGCATCCGGATGCAACCAGCAGACCGTCAACGCGCGATCTGGCGATGTGCGAAGCGACTGAACTGCCCTGGCACATTCTGAGCTGGCCGGAAGGTGATCTGCGCACCATCGTGCCCACCGGTCACACGCCGTTGCTCGGCCGCCCTTTCGTGCATGGCGTTTGGGACTGCTGGCAGGTCTGCGCTGACTGGTACAAGCGAGAATGGGGGCTGGAGTTCGATGCCTTCAAGCGTGAAGACGGTTGGTGGGAGCATGCCGATGGGCCGAGTCTTTATGAACAGGCCTATGAGGCAGCGGGCTTCGAGCGTGTTGGCACGCCACGGCGCGGCGACATGGTCGTGATGGAAGTAGGGCGGACGAAGCACCCGAACCATGCCGGTATCTATCTGGGTTCTGATCCGGGGCTGCCAGGCGAGTCAGCGGCGGTGCATGGCGCCGGCCCCTTTCTGCTTCACCACATGTACGGCAAGCCGTCCGAGATCGTCGTCTTCGGCGGGCCGTGGCATGACAGAACGCGCCTGATCCTCAGGCACAAAGACGCGAAACAGTGAGCGGCTAAGCCGCAAGGGGTTCTTATGGAACAGGCAGTTGGAGCAAAAACTGAGCGGAACGGGTGCACTGCCGAAGTAAAATCCTTCGACAATGCACGGGACGTTCTGTTGTGGATGCAGAAGCAGATTAACAACTCGCAGCTTGCTACTTCGGCTGTGTTGCCTTTATCTGCTCAATAACTTGGAGAGCACCCTCAATTGGAGAGCGGTAGAACTCCAGCTGAGTGGCGTCCATTCCTGTCGTTGAATCCTGAAGATAAACCTGGAGCTGTTTTTCAATAAGCTCTCGCTCAGACGAGGTTCTGTACACCACAGCTGTCAGAGCTTGAATTGCGCGAACGACGCCAAGATTGAACGCGTCATATCTGGTTAAGCCTTCTGGAACATTACTCACATCGACCTCCTAGGTCACATTGCCCCGGTCCATGGGCTTGCAGACAACGGACCGAGGCGGTTCATTGGAGGCGAAAAGCTACTACGGCCTGTGTCAGGTTCGTTACTGATCGTTTGTCCACGCTGGATGGGTACACAGGACACATGTATCGTTGCATTTCGTTTTCCCGCAATTGGCGAGCGGAACGGTTAATGCCCCACTAGGAGAACCGCATGAGCGACGATATGGACCAAAAGCAGCCCAAGATTGGAAAGCTAGATCTTCCGGATGAGATGATGCTCCTCGGTGGGGCCATGCTGGCTGCGCAAAAGCTAGAATTCGTCTTATATGGGATGGCCTCTCACCTTAAAAAGCGCGGGGGGAAATTCAGAAATCTAGATCCAGAAGAGTTCTTGCGTGGAGATGGCTCCACAACCAAGGCCACACTGGGTGACATAGTTCGCGAGTTCGCGTCTGATTTTCAAATCGACAGCGCGGAGCTCACCCGTCTGGTAGGTGACAGAAATTTGATAGCTCACGACTACTGGCGGATGACTAAGGCGAAAATAAGAGGCGGGAGGTCGTTGCAGGATCCAGAAGACTTTCTTTTCCGGTTCATCAGTCGGTGTGAGTCCTGGACTGCTAAATGCGAAGGGTGGCTCCAATTAGCAATTGCCACTATCGCCGAAAGAGACGGTCGGTCTGATGAGTTTGTTGTGACGCCGGAATCGACAGCGAAACTCTTGGAGTACCTCAAGCACATCGCGAATCGGCAATAGCTGAACATCTTTGTGACCGGGCGATGCTTGGATCGGGGGAATGTGTGCTTACGCCGATTAGCGTTATCCTCGGTCCTTTCTCAATGAGGGATCATCATGCGAATTTTGATAGGGGCGCTGGCTGTTGCCCTTCTGGCTGGCTGCGTGTCTCCCAGCGATTTGAAAACCAACCCGCCGACGACAAGCGCGAACACCAAAAAGTCGCCGAAGGAATATGCCCTCTGCGTTTTTCCGAAATGGCAAGACGCTCGGTCTGAAGCGGTCATGTCGGAAACCTCCGATGGGTACCGAATTGTTATTGGCGCAATGCAGCTTACCGATGAGTTAGTAGAAGTAAGCAAGTCTGCCAGCGGCAGCCGAGTCAACTTCTATCAACGTGTTGCGTGGATGCCTGGGGTAGGGCGATCAGCCATCGAGGCGGCAGTGAAAGACTGCCTCTGAACAACAATTAGCCACCTTCGGGTGGCTTTTTATTTGAGAGACGATGATGTCCGTGACCGCAGCAAACTACAGCCCAATGACTACCATCCTTCTCTCCGGATCGTTAGCCAAGAAATTTGGTAGAGCGCATCGCAGGCAGATCGATTCCGGGCAGGTTTGGGAGGTATTCAAGGCCCTGAAAGCAACCCTTGCTGGGTTCGATCAAGAAATTAAAAGATTAGACCGCTTGGGAATGCGATTTGCGATATTCCGCAATCGGAAGAACGAAGCCCCTCAAAGTTTCGACTTGGGCGGAACCCGTGAGGTGAGGATTGTTCCTGTCGTCTCTGGCAGCAAGCGCGCGGGGATTCTCCAAACAATCATCGGTGCCGTTATTTTTGTGGCGTCCTTTTTTGTTCCAGGCATGCAGGGGTGGGGCCAGTCACTCGGCGCCTCACTGGTGCTTGGTGGCGTTATCCAAATGCTCAGCCCGCAGTCATCCGGCCTTAAGCAAAGCGCAGCACCAGAAAACCTCCCGTCCTATGCCTTCGGCTCAGCCAAGAACACTACAGCCAGCGGTAACCCGGTCCCGATCTGCATCGGGCGACGCCGATGGGGTGGCGCGATCATTTCTGCATCGATCTACGCCGAAGACAAAACCTGATTCTGAACTGGAATATCCGACCGCCGGCTGGCGGTTTTTTTATGCCTGGAGAAAAGCATGGGCGCAGTTGAACAAATCGACATCCGTGGCGCCAAGGGCGGCAGCAGCAGCCCCAAGACTCCCACCGAGGCTGCGGATAGCCTGCGCTCTACCAACGTCGCCAAGATCCTGATCGCTGTTGGTGAGGGTGAATTCGACGAGGTGCCCACTGCCCGCAACATCTATCTCGATAACACGCCCATCGAGGATGCGAGCGGTAACGTCAATTTTCCGAATGTGAAATGGGAGTGGCGCACCGGCGCTGTCGACCAGTCCTATATCCCGGGTATCCCATCGGTAGAGAATGAAACGACCGTGAATGTCGAACTGCGCAGCGATACCGCCTGGGTTCGCTCACTGACCAACACCCAGCTTTCCGCGGTGCGCCTGCGCTTTGCTTGGCCTGCGCTCCAGCAACAGGATGAGAACGGCAACGTCGGCGGCTATCGCATCGAGTATGCGGTAGATGTCGCGACTGACGGCGGCGCCTATCAGCAGGT